TGTAGGAGTGGTTGGAGTTGTGCTTGGAGAGAGCGCTCCTGCACCTGCACCAAAAGGTGATACACCTAAGTTTGCATATAATTGTGAATAATCATATGGTGTTGTTGGCGTACCGTATTGTGAATAAGGAACAAATCGAGTTGCGCCTGTCGGTGTTGTGCGTGGTTTTAATGTACCTAACGCTGTCATGTCTACACCTCTGTTTGTAGGTATAGCCATAGCACCTGAGTTAAGAGCCGCTGTTAATAAAGCACCTAATCCTGCACCTGTTATGGTTGGATTATCTTTTGCAAAACCCAAAATAGAATCTAATATATTTCCTGTAGTTGATGTTGTATTTGTTGTTGAAGGATTAGTTAAATTTGTTTGTGTTGTAACAGGCGTTGATGTTGTGCTAACAGATTGTGGCATTTGATTAGCTACAACTTGATCTGTAAATGATGTACCGCCGTCTGCAAATCTTGGTACAGAACCGCCGTTTCTAAATAATGGTGTTGCTAATCCGCCTCTCACAGAGCCTCCGTCTTTTATATATGTTGTGCTACCTGACGTGTAATTGCCATAGTCAAACAAGTCACTAAAATCAAAATCATCGTATTCACTTGAATCAAAAGCAGGTATGCCCATAAAGTCTCTAAAGAAGCTAAATGAATCATCAACAACATCAAAGTTTGAATTGTAATAATTACCTGTATCAGGTTCGTAGTAGTATCCGTTACCATACTCTAAAACAAGGTTACCTGCGTAATCGTAAATGTCACCCGCGTCACTTTGAAAGAACTGACCTGCGTCTTCTTCTGCGTTTGGATCATAACCACCGCCATCCATAGTGCCACCTGATATTGGCGTGCTTGGATTGTAGTAGATTAGTGTTCCACTTGCGTCATAAACATTACCACTTGAATCTTGGAAATATTGATTACCTGTTTGTGTCGTACCACCCGTAGTTCCACCTGTAGTACCGCCCGATCCTGTTCCTGCTTCAAAACCAAAGTTACCTGTATTTGTACCTAAGTTAGTTCCACCAATTGTGTCGTTTGGAAGACCAATAACTTCACCTGTAGACATGTTTGTACCTGATACTACATAGTTAGGTTTACCATTAGTCATACCATAATTTGTATTAAGCCAATTTTGAGCTTCGCTAATAGGTATGGTTGAAGGAACTTTTACATTGTTAACACTTCCTATGTTTCCTGTTGGGGTTCCTGATCCTGACCCACTTCCTGAACCACTTCCTGATCCACTACCTGAGCCTGATCCTGTGCCTGTTTGTGGTCTGTTTATTGGTGTAAGTCCTGTTGCGCCTGAACCTAGGTTTTGTCCTGTTGCATACCCTAATAAACCGCCAAATAAAGCGCCTAGAGCAGGATTTACAGGACGATTAACATCTTCAACCCTAGCATTAGGCATCCCTGTAGCGCCTACGGATGTAGTTGTAGTAGGAGCTGTAGCTATTGCGGGTGTTCCGCTTAGATTAAGGCTTGTGGGATCAACTGATTGTGGAAGTGCCATATTTTGTCCTTATGCTATACCCAAGCTTTTAAGCCAATTTGTATCAGTTACAGGCGTTAATCTGCTTACGTCCACTTTGGTTGGAGGGGTTTGAGTTTGATTTGATTGTAAACCACCTGTTGGGGTTTGTGTAGTAGTATTTGTTGTAGGCGTTGTCGGTGTCGTAGGTGTTGTAGGTGTTGTTCCGCCTGTAGTAGGTAATCCACCTGTCAGTGGTGTTAATGTTGTTGGATCTTTTTTCTCAGGGGTAACGTTAGCGGTAACATTGCTTGGCAAGTTACCTGAAAATGGTTTTAATGTACTTACATCCACTTTTGAAGGTGGTCTTGGTTTAGTAGGCAAGGAAGGTCTTTGAGGGTCGCTACCTAAGATTGCGTTTATGACTTCATTACCAATTACACCTTTTGTAATATTTCCTAGAACGTTACTTCCTACATTAGTAAGGTAGTTTCCTATATTTGATGCTGTGCCACCTGTCGTTGTACCCGTTCCTGTAGAAGGTGTAGTGGGTGTAGGAGGTGTAGGTTGACCTATGCCACCCTCAGGTAATGTTGGTAAATTCTCATATGGATTAGTTGACGTACCTGTACCTGTTGATGGTGTTGTAGGTGTTGTAGGTGTAGTTGGAGTCGTTGTATCTGTTGAAATAGGAGCTTTATAGTCTGCAAAAAGTTGTGACGCTTGTGAAGTTAATTGATCTTTAACTGCTTGATCTGTAGCTTTTGAAAAATCTTGTAAGAAAGTATTTTGTTGTGTAGTTAAATTAGGGGTAGTTACCGTTGTGTTTGGCTCTACTTTTAATATAGCTTGATTATAATTATTTAGGTCTGTGTAGTACTTTGTCGCGTTTGTGTAGTCACCTTTAGCTAATGCTTCAGACATTTGGAAGTTAGAGTAGTCAGCTTGAATTTTGTTGGTAAATGTATCGTACTGTGTTTGTAATGACGCTAATTCATTAAATACAGGAGCGTATGCTTGCATTTTAAAACTAAAATCAGGGTCATTCATAAACTTACTAACGTTTTGAGTGGCATCTTGTTGGATTGCAAATAAACTTTCAGCTTGATCAGCTAATGAAGTCATTTTTGTACCAAGATCACCGTTTAATTCAGCGGCTAAACTATTTGCTTTGTCAAGGTAAGATCTATCACCTGCATTAAATTTATCTCTAGCATCTATATATTCATCATATGTAGACTTATATTTACCGTGTGTTTCAGAAAACTCATCACCCTGAATAAAATCATTATAATCCTGTGATGTTTTATTATAAACGTCTACGCTATCTTGGTATTCTTCGTATTCAGGAATTAAATCTTCCACTTGAGCAAATGTAGCTTTAAAATTATTTTCTATGTCTGACATTGTAGGAGCATACTCTTTGATAGCATTCCATGTTTTAGATAGAGAAGTACCTACAGCACTACTAAGTCCTGCCATACCTGCTGCTTTTAAAATATCTCCACCTGTAATAGCCGCTGTGACACCCGCCATAGTTGCAGAACCTACAGCGTTAGATATAACACTAGATATAACATTATCTCCCAAAACATCAACAATTGTTGAGCTAATAAATCCTGTTGGATCAAGATTAATACCTAATGATTTTCCAATGGATGGTAAGAATGGAGTTAGCCCTGCAGTTGCTATGTCAGCTATACTACCGCCATTCATAGCAGAAATAGCCGCTCCCCCGATGGCTTTTACCGCCGTTTCACTAATTGAAAAATAAGTTCCAATACCAGGCGCAAAATAATTTAAAGCTACAGTTGTAATAATAGGAAATGCATTATCAATCACAAACTCCGCAACTGAGCCTATAACGTCAACTATACCTTCAAATATATCACTAACAAATCCGCACATTATTTAATTCCAATCTCTAATTTATATCCAAGAACTTCTCCTGAATCACCATAAGCTCTAATAGGAGAATCATTTACCTCAAACTTAATAGAATTTGCTTTTCTAATTAATCGCAACAAAGACGCATTTCTTACAATACCTGTTAATTTTTTATATCCGCTTATTTTTAATGCTTTACCAAATTCTCGTAGCGCTTCTAAAAATTTTTCTTGTGGGTCAGCTGAAAATAAATGCGCTGTTGACGCTACAGGACTTTGTACTCTAAAAAATAAAATAGTTTCTCCATGTCGAAGCGCTCTAAATTTATTTGATTTAATAGCGGCGTATACATGTGAATATATATTTTCCCAATCTGCACCTGGTTGCATACGCTCAACACTACGCTTCACAATCTCTTGTGGAGTTAGCTTTTCTTCAACCTTTGGAGGTAAGGCTTTAGAATTTGGATTATATTCTTTTCTTGGTTTTTCACTCTTTGGCATTATTATTCTGTCCTTTGATTAACAACGTTTACCACCATGGCTGCCCAATCTTGCCAATTTTCAAATTGATAGGGATCAGGTATTGCGTTGTTTGTAAAAATATCAATAGCGTTTAATCCTACCGCCCATGATTTCCATTCGTCTTCATTATCAGATGGTATCTGTAATTGCTGTCCTGCATAAGCTTCGCACATCAATGAAGCCCATGACTGAAATGTATGAAACCTTGGGTCGTATACTAATGCAATAGTCATACTATGGTCTCACATCACCAATATCAGCGCTTAGTATTATATAACCTAATTGATAATCACCACCTACGACATTGCTCTCAAACTTTAATCGTAACTCTCTGCGCTGTTCACGCATGTCAATCTTTCCTGTATCTTGATCAAATACATAAGGACCTGTAGTCACATCTTGAGACTGAGCAAAAGGTCGACCTGTAACATATAAATTCATTTCACCACTTTGTATAAAGTCAGGTTCTACGCGCTCAAGCCTTAGCCAATAATTAGCACCTTCAGCTGAAGCTTGTGCAGGACCACCCGATACCCAACCTAAGTTGTTTGTTTCAAAATTACTTTGTAAAGCAAGCGGTTCATTACCTATAATGGCATCAGTGCCAATTTCATTTTGATATAAGCTTACTAAATTTTGTAAATCATCAGCAGCCAATGTAATAGCAAAGTTAGCTCCCGCAGGTATAAATTTAGAAGTAATTGTAATACTTCCTGTTGCTGTGGATGATAGATCTACAATATAAGTACCGATTCCACCATTACCTGAGCTAAATGCTGAGATTCTAGTTCCCGCGCTAATTCCTGCACCTGTGACATACTGACCTACATACAATGTACCTGAGGTTATAGCGGTAACTGTCATAACAGTACCACTTACAGAACCTGTAACTACTGCAATTTCTTGAGTTAAAGCATCATTAACTGCATATCCTGAACCTTTGTTAAACATAGTAACAGTTGTGACTATACCACCTGCTACAACAATATCAGCTGAAGCGCCTGTTCCTGTAACGCTACCCGTTAAAGCAACATTATAGTAAGTTCCATTTGTATACCCTGATCCTGCATTGCTAATTGTTGGATGGCTTGTAATAGCCCCCGTTGTATTAATGTCCCAATCCATATTAATGGGATAATGGAAAATTTGGGAGAAGAACCCTGCTGATCTTCTTGTTCCTAAAGCCTCACCTGCGTCATACCAACAGTTTTCGCGGATGTTATAAATGATTGCATCATTACATTCTTCAGAGTCTCCTCTTGGATAAAACCACCACACTTCACCAAAACGAGAAACTTTTGTTGCGTAAACTTTTTGTCTTTGTGCGTAATTTAAATTATCAAAGAAATAGTTTTGATTCATAGTGTTTGGAATTTCTTTTACAACACCGTTATATAGTAAGAAACGGTCAACACCACACCAATAGAAGATACCATCGTATTCAATGACTGATTGTGATGAAAGGATTGATGTTTGAGATGAGATAATATCGTAACGCCAATAAAGCGTTGCGCCATAATCACCGCTGTTAGGTATGCCAATATTAGTTGGTGCGTAGCTTACGCGTATAAGAGAGTCAAGAGCCCAAAACAAACCTGACGGAGCGTTAGAACCACCTCTAAGTGGAAGACCTTTTACTATCTTTGTAGAAGCTACATTGGTTTCGTTTGCGTCAGCAGAAACCCAATCATCTATATTCCCTGCTGAGTTATTTCTAATCAATCCGTTGTTACCATATACAAACGTGTAGGGATGCAAGACTACGACCCCGCCTGATACATCAACCTGATTGTCAAAAGTTAGTGTAGCGGTTGCGTTTGTGGCTGTTGCATTATTAGATAAAGTTACAATTAAACCTACAATAGATACCACAGTAGTTGACGAAGGTATGCCTGTGCCCGTAACTGTTTGTCCTGCACCTATCAATGTATTAGTAGAAGCTAGCGTAAATATGGGAGATCCGTTTGCAATCGCTCCTATTGCTGTAAACACACCAATAGCAGTTAAAGAGCTACCTGTGATGTTTCCACCTAATACAGGCGTGTTAGTTTCGTTTGCTATGTCGTTTAAATTTAAACCAGGGTGCGCAAGAAGTGTCTGATTACCGCTACCCTGAGCATCAAATGTTGAATCAAATTGCCAAAGGTTAGCATCATTTGCGGTGAAATCTGAAAGAGTAAAATCAACGACACCTGTACCAACGCCAAAATTATTGATGAGTAAGCCTTGAACCCCATTGTTATATCCGCTAAAAACCCTATTAAAAATACCTTGTGGATCTAAATAAACACCCCGAGAAGGACCTGCAAAATTGTTAGTAATTTCACGGTAGCCTAATATTTTTCTAGGGCGACCACGTTGAAACCTAACCCACTGACCACTCGTGTAAACAGCTCTGTCAAATACAGTACCGTCTCTTTGAATGCCAGGTTGGGTGTCGAGGGCAAAAACCTTTTTTGTCATTAGGTAAAGATTCCGCCAAGAACCCCTCCGCTGAATACCCCTGTTCCGTTTACAGTAATACCTGTAGCATTTACTTCAAATCTATTAGTACCTAATACAGAAACGTTCCACGCACCTGCACCTGCTCGATAAACCCCTGTTGTAGGTTCTGAGGCAAAGTAAAGAGATGGTGATCCTGCGCTACCATTAGCTAAAGCATTAACAGAAGCACCTGCTTGAACTGTATTAGCGTTATAAAAGTTAACACCATCACAGATAAGCGTTGATTGATTTCCTGCTGCTATTGTTGCAGTAGCTCCACCCGCTACACCTGTTGTAATAGTTAATGAAAAACCATTTGGGGTGACTTGGTTACTTACAATATAGAAAGCAACAACAGGAGGGTATGTAACAGTAACATTGTTTGATAATGTACCTACATACTCTTGAATAAGAGATGTTCCTTCAGTTGCTGATAATGAATAAGAACCTGCTGTAACTTCTTTAGTAATTGATGAGAATAAGAATCTTGTACTTACACCATAACCTACAGTTACAAAGTCTGCTCCGTCACAAACTATAATACATGACTCGTTAGGTTGAAATGACTTCGAGGCAGCAAGGTCAATTGTATTAATTCCTGTAGTAGACAGGGTAAGTGTGCCTGTACCATTATTCTTAAAGAAACAAAACCAATTATTACCTAACGTAGAAGCGGCAGGTAACGTAGCAGATCCTGTACCACCACCCCAAACCTTTGTTTGACTTCTGTCTGTATCTAAAAATGTATATCCTGCGGTAACGCTTGATACGGGAGCTGTTTGATTGAGTGTTGCTCCTTCGGCTTCCAAACCAAATCCTGCCAATGTCGTTGCGTCAGGGGATGATGTACCAATACCTAGTGCAATGTTTGACCATGTACCTGAAGCGGTAGAGTTGTTAGTGATATAGAAGTATCTTGTACCACCCGCTGTAATAGTACCTAGTGTTGCTCCTGTAGAACTTTTAATAGTTAATGTAAAGGCACTTGGGTTTTTAATAAATGCATCTTGACCTACTGATACCTGATTTGCAGGAGGCATAAATACAGACAAACCACTTGTTGATGGTGTGATGTCCATAATACGAGCCGCTACGTTTGTCGATATATTTCCATTGACAGACCATACAAGCGTTAAGTCAGCAGAGATTGAATACGATGCGTAACTTACGTCGGTAGGTAGAACAACGTCTCCTGTAAAGGGGGAGGTGTATGTAGTCATAATTAAGTATCAAGAACAGTTGCCTGTCTGTCTCCAATTCGTTGAGTGTTTTCTGTTTTAAGCGTATTCATAATAGCTTGGTATTGTTGTTGCCACATCGGTGTACGCTCGTCATTTTTTAGGAAAGGCATAGCTTGTAGCAATGATCCATAAAGCATAGCTTGTGGAGCATAGATAGTGAACCAATTAGTTTGGTTTGTAGAATCTAATGGTTGTACGCGTTCGTAGTATAGAACTTCAAAGCTATAAGTTGATGCAGGGGTAGGAGCGACTAACCAATTATCATAGTTATAATCGCAATAGAATTTAGGTATACCTGTTTGGGTATCGTCAGGCCAATATTCTCTAAGGTATTCATACTTGCGAAGTAAGACAGGTTGACGTTCACCTGCTACAGTAATATTCATAGACACAGTCTTGTGCCAACGAGCAGGCTTTTGTAGCGTGTTTTGACCTACGGTAAATGTTGAGTTAGCTACATTAAGGTTACCTAAAAACTTAATTTCAGACGCAATGACTTGCTCTGCCAACATAATAAATAGAGGGATCTTTTCGAGCGTAGCTGTGTCTGTACGTTCTAAGTAAGACTGAATATTTTCGACTAAGCTGTCGTACGTCATTGCTACTGCTGTT